TGGAGCTGGTGGAGCTGGAGCTGGAGCCGCAGTTGGAGCCGGTGTGGGTACTGTACCATTAGCCGACTTCGCAGTAGTTATATTTGTTGGTTGCGGTGGAGCCGGAGCCGGAGCTGGAGCTGGAGCCGGAGCTGGAGCGGGAGCTGGAGAACTACCCGTCGCTACAAAAACAGCCGCCGATGAACTTGAACAAAGTACAATTAGAACAACTGATAGAGCCGCGATAGTGGCTCTAGATACCATATATACTTTATGTACATTTTATTTTTTTGTTGAGTATTTTTGTTGGTTCAGCAATTTGCTTAAGATGAATACCATGGTATGCAAAATTATAATTTGGAAACATATCCTTTATCAGGTTTGAAAGAGCTGTTGCTTCAACAATGTGTGAAACACTTGAACAAACTGAATTTCGTTCAATTTGAAGAAAACGATCCTCCAATTGCACGAACTTCTTTAATTCTTCCGCACCCACTCCCTGGTTATACATGAGAAGGTACATCTGCTTCGAAGCACCCCCACTGAGATGAAAGTTTTTTGATCCCGCTATTTCTTCATTTTGTGTCACATTTTCGTATATAAGGACAAAAGCTAATAACGCAAGTATTACAAATCTTAACATCTTAATTATTACACAGGAATTAATTTAGAAAGATCATTTACTTTGTGAAGAATGTTGAAAAACTCATCACGTGTTCTAACATCTTGTGGTTTTACAATCTCAAGTTCAATTTGGTATGAACATTCTTCTTCAGAATCCATATCAACATTATCGCCAGACGAGATGGTCATGTCAATACTAAGATTCTTTCTCAAAAACGAGTAACGAGTTTTAGTTCTCTTACGATCCATTGGGTATTCACCCCAAGTTGGAATTTCTCTTGAAACACTGAAGCGCATATCTAATGGTTCACCGGTGAAGTCTTCTTTTACAACATTGATCTTTTGGATCATCGTTTGTTCACTGGTATCTTCGTTTACACTAATACGAATACTATTAGCATCGTTGTAGTAATTCTCCGAAGTTGTTGTTTTTATGTTTTCCCAACCATTGTACTTTTTCAGTCCGTCGAGAACACGTTCAAACGTTTCCTTACCAACATTTGTGTCAAACAAGGAACCATTATGCTTGCCAAGTCTAATCTCAACTTCAATGTTCTCTTCATCTTTGTGAGATTCAAACACAGGCAGCAACTTTTCGGTGATACTCTTGATGTCGTGCATGTTTCTTTACATTTTTATAATTGCGCCATTTTCTTAAGTGTTTTTTATACAGAAAATGTAATGAGAGGTTTTCTAAACCTCGGAAATACATGCTACTTTAATACGGCTATACAGTGTCTTTTACATGTACCAGTCTTATCAAACTATTTTATACAAAAGGGATACTACGGAGATTGCGAGTTTACTAAATTGTATTCCACTCTCGTCCACTTCTATTGGATCGCACAAGAAAAAGGGAAAGTTAATTTGAAACCACTTATTGAACAATTTTATACACACTTTCCAAGATTTAAAAATAGAGATCCACATGATGTCCAAGAAGCTATTCTATGTATCATAGATATTCTTGAAAGGTCCATTCCAGAGATAAAACCATGGTTTTATGGAAAAAAGAGACAAGAAACTATTTGGCCAGGTGGGAAATCCACAAATGATGAAGATTTTAGTATTCATATTGTGACATCAAAGGGTGATGATTTGGGTGAAATGTTACTAAAGAGTACAGATTGGAATGTAATTGAAAATTTTGAAGACAATGATGGCAAAGTTCATAATGTTGCGACGACAAGAATGTTGTTTTCAAGTCTTCCACAAGTTTTTATGATTTCATTTGATAGAAAAAGTCACTTCAAAATTTTTGAAAAATTATTAATTGGTGAACATGAATATAATCTCATCTCCGCAGCAGTTCATATAGGTATTCAACAAGACGGGCACTATGTTAGTTTTGTAAATCACGATAAAAAGTGGTATTACATAAATGATGACTTTGTGGAAGAAGTAAAACTTCCTACGTCTGCGGGCTACTATGTTCTGGTCTACAATCTAAAAACTCCTTCATCTGAATGTCCTCCTTAATATTGACGATAGTTCTATAAAAGGTTCGTCTGTTATTGGGATGCGTTTTATCTCGTCTCCTTTTGATCGGTTTCCACCACAAAGCACCTTCTTCCCATGTGATATACATACATTCAACAATAGCGCCATCTTCAAACCATGGTTCATCCATGCGACTGAGGGGAAACTCACTTTCAAAAAAGAGCTTACCCTTTTCTTGGACATACAGTTTCCAAACTGGAACACCCGGTTTCCCAACACCTTCAAAACTCATACCTTTCTTCATCTGGAAATCAACTGTATTCTTCTCACGTGGCTTCCATTTGAACATTGTCTCGTGTGTACCAAGTCTAATAGGTTCATATACAGGTGTAAATACGATGCCATCAACTTTTTGTTCAACTTTGGGAAGATATTCAAACATGAAATGTTCAAAATCTTTCATAGCCCAAAAATTTTTCATTTTAAGTCGATACTTGTTAAATGTCATGTAAATGATCTGCTTCAAAAGTTTTTCAGCTTCAGCCAATCTTTTATACAAATCAAGATGACCAACTGGTGCGGCATTTATGAGCAAAGCATCATAGACCATGAGTGTATTTTCGTACAACTCGCCATCCAGGATTGTTCCTTCGTACGCCTTTTTGGGTAAATTGATAGAGACATCAATCATATCAAAAGCTCTATTCACAAAGAGACATTTCTTCTTACCTTCAAACATTGTAGCGACAAGCATGTGTCTTTCGCCATCAGTCTTTTCACACACAACATATTCATTCTTTTTTAGAATTGGGAAGTGTTTGTATTCAATGGAGATTGGTTGAGGTCCGGGAAAGTATGAACTACTTCCCCATACTTGATGTATATAATTCACGATGTGTTTGTAAAGTGGCGATCCTGACGTTACAAACATTTCGGAAGACATGTTTTATTTTACGATTTAAACTTTAATTGGTTTTAACGCCTGCAGCGTTCAAAATATTACTTATACACTCATGTGGATATGTCATGGTCAACTTAGCTGCTGTAAACGCATAAATCTTCACACCTTGTTCTTTTAATTTATCGAACATCTTTACATGAAGACCCCACTTACCTTTTTTATCTTTTGTATTTTTCATAACATTCTTAGAAAACATTACCCATGATTTTGGATTTGTTGACGTCACAGAATAAATGTTTTCAGAAATTTTATTTCCAACTTCCGTATCAAAGTTAAGACCCATTTGAGATATTGGTTCCGAAGAACCTTCTTTCACTTTGTGTTTAAAAATACCCCAGTCAATACCTTCCTTCACACCCGGGAATACAAGAACACCCACACCTTCGTGCTTTTCAAAAATCTGTTTTACAGAATCTTCATCTACGTTGACACCAAAGTCAATAAAAAAGAGACGGTCGCAGTTTGGCAAACACTTTTGTATCGTATCAACTTTGTCAAATGGATCATCATTTACATATATAATCTCATTTTGAACACCCCTTTGAATACACTCAATGTTAAGTTTGAGAATTGTATGAAGTGTTTTTACTGAACATGATTTCGATCTGGTAGTTATGACAGTCGTAATCTTCATATTACAAGACAATGTCTTCTAAGCCTTAAGCCTGTCATTGAGACACCCGGAGAATGGTAAATTGCCAACATGACCAAGAGTTGTATTAATATCCGCATAAATCTTTCCATCACATTGTTGCCATCTTCGACAGAATGCGTAATCTTCACTGAGATACCTTTTTGATTGAGGGTCAATCATACAATCAAAGCATGCGTGGTAGTCATCAAAGTCTCGGTTTTGGTGATCATTTTTACACCACAGTTCGGGGAACTTTTCTTCCAATTTCTTGAAAACTTCGCGCTTAATAACCATGAATCCAGTTGGTCCATCAAGAATTGGAATGAAACCATTTTCCACGGCAATTTTTTGTTGTCCAAAGTTCACAACTAAACTCGATGATAGCATAGCCATATTTCTTTCATCACCTTCTCTAATCGCATTGGCCGCTTGTTCCCACATAACAACTTTCTTGGGGTAGCACGCAACACTGAGATCGTGACCAGACTTAATTAGTCGAACCACAGATTCCGCATCAAAATCTATATCGGCATCAATGAACATAAAATATTCACAGTCAGTCTTTTGCATGAAGCGGCCAACTGCGACATTTCGAGCGCGATGGACAAGAGATTCATTTTCTGTAGTATCCAAGTACATTTGAATCCTTTCCTTTACCAGCAAGAGTTGAAGTTTAATAATACTAGACATATACTTTTCTAAACAAAGACCCCCATAACATGGTGTTGATAGAAACAATTTGACCATACTTTATTACAAATCACCTTTAACCTCTAAGTGTTTTTTGATAATATTTTCTATTTTGTTGAGTGTTGGTACAGAAACTGAACACTTTTGACATACTTCCGACTTTGTAACACTTGGACTAAGAACTATGTAAATAATTGCGGATGCTACACTATTTGGCGTTTTACTCATCAACTCCACACAATCATCCGTCGCCGAACACATTTTGTTACACTTGTATCTCTCTTCCCTGGAAACTTCAAAAGAATTGAGAAGTCTCTGCATCACATCAAATGCTTTTGTTACATAATTCTTCTCGGTCTTGCCCATAATGGTATCCTTGAACATTTGAGTTGTTCGGCTAATATCTTTTGACTGGATACCAAACATATCCGCAATTTCCTTGGTAGTGCGCGGAAACTGCGCAAGACGGCAAGCATACAGTACACAATTCGCTTTGATTCCAAGTCTCACGGCACCTCTAGTGAGCTTTTCGTCGTTGAACTTTCTGTACATCATCTTCGCATCCTTAAGGACTGTTTCTGGTAAAGTGTGGCATGCCTCATCAATGTCACGGTACGCATGAAACAGTGACCGATCCTTATGATTCATAGACATGTGAAAGTTAATCTTTGCCATTCGTTTGTTCTCATAGGTAGAAGAACGCTGCGTTGAAATAATCGTTCCTTTACCCCAATTCTGTGAAAAAAGTTCTGGATTTGCGTTTGGATTACCGCACCGAGCTGGATCATTCACACGACCATCATCGGTGATACCACTCGTCCATTCAGCACTATCATCTACAAAGTTGTCTTCAACAAGACCACACTCCGAGCATGTTGGTAATCCTTCGGGGGATATAATTTTAGTTCCAGAACATTCGCGACATATATAATTATTCACTGGCTTTTGTTCGATTTCTTTTGGT